GTGCAGGCATGGTGCGATGGAGTCCCAGCATGAACTGTTTGGAAATTAATGATGGCAACTCCTGGCAACAGCTTCACTCATCACATCCTATGATTTCACTCTCATCAGACGCCGAAACCCTGTTGGACTGGGCACGAGCCAAGCGTGATGAAGAATGGCGCATTGCTGCCATGGCGGCCAAGCATCCCACAGTGGCAGATGCCTTGGCAGCAGTTGAACTGGCCAAAGAAAAACTGCAAGTTGTGACTGCACTTTGTGATACTGATTCAAAATGATTGTTTATAGCAACAGCGATAGTTACGGAGTGATGAGTACAGGATTGCGATACTCTGAATTTTTAGCACAATCACTAAATGCAACGTCTGTCAATGGTGGCAAAGAAGGCAGTTGTAATCAAAGAATATTCAGAACTACTGTTAGAGACTTGTTAAAATTGCGACAGCAAACTGATGAACCTATTTTGTGTTTGTTATGTCTTGGATCATTGATTAGAGGCGAATGGTGGAATGAAGCAAAACTTCCGCTACCAAATGAAACAGACGGGCATTTTGAAAGTTTTCAAATACACGGAGTTGATTCCCTTGCCCATCCTGCTTGTGCTTATATGGATCAATGGTATAGAGTATATAATGATGAAGCAGTTCAAACTGATCTAATGTTGCAATTGACTTTGTTGACATCTTGGCTAACAACTAATAAAATTGAGTACATTATTTTTTCTGGTAACAACATTACATACAAGAAGATAGATTATAATGATATTTTTATAAAAGATTTTGCAACGCCAATCTTTGCTGATCAAAGTATTTTTGATCTAAACAATTTTTCATTTGTAAAATTCTGCCTAGAGCAAGGACATATACCGTTTGATTATGACAAATGGAAAGAGCATGGCCATCATGGCGAATCTGCTCATAGAAATTTTGCAAACTTTTTGTTAAAATATTATCATGAGCGCAGACATTGACATCGATGTGCCGGACAGAACGGCTGTGTTGAAACTGATTCAGCACACTGCCGCACGGCAACTGCATCAAGGTCAAGTGCGTAAGCACAATTCAGGCATTTATGTCACAGACATTCCTAGAGACATACCCAATGGCTGTGCAGCCATAGACTATGAGTCAGCAGAACAGCGTGGATACTTCAAGATAGACCTGTTGAACATGAGTGTGTATCAGTTGATCCGTGACCCTGCACACTATGCGGCTATGCTGGCAGCCGCGCCGCCATGGCAGAGACTGTGGACTGATACTGCCTGGGCCAGTCAACTGGTGCATGTGGGCAATTACGCAGATTTAATGGCGTCAATGCGGCCAGATTCCGTACCTAGAATGGCAGCATTTATTTCAGTTATCCGTCCGGGCAAAGCACACTTGCAAAATCGTCCTTGGACTGAAGTGTTTGCTGAAGTATGGAACGGAGATGATTCACGTGGATACACATTTAAGAAAAGCCACGCAGTTTCCTACGCGGCCCTTGTTGCCCTACACATGAACTTGCTCAATCAAGACGCCGCACAAGTGTAATTGATTTTCGCTTGGTTTTCTTGCGAGCAATGTCCATCAAACTGCAAGCTGGACCGTGTAAAATTTCAAGATCTTTGTTGGAGAATGTGCGCAGTGTAGGGCGAAACTTGTCCCACTCACCACGCAAAAATATGTTTATGGGTATGCTTCTATTGCTTTCCCACCACCAGGTGGCTGCCAGTTCTAGGTATTCTAGTTTGGCGTCTTGAGTTAGCACAGCACCAAAATCGTAGATGGTTGTGACAGCATCGTCTTTGTTTTGTACTACACCCACGTATTCTTCATTGGCGTACACACACAGCGTTATAAACGGATATTTTATTGCTAGTTTTTGAAATATATCATTGCCCATCGGTTGTACTTATGGCCGGTAAAGATTGGTTAAAAAAAGCATTACCAAATCTTGGTAAATAGTAGATGTATTCAACCACCATCTATCTTTACCAGCAAATTACCAAAGTCTTGTTAGTTGACACCAGTGGTGGATATTTCACAGCGAGGTACGATCCAGTGTATGCAAAACAATTAACCGTTAACAAAGGCGTAGACAATGTGCTACTGTTTGAATTTATCAATCAAGAGGAAAAGCCTGTGAACATCACAGGCAGCAGTTTTGTGTTCAGATTGATGAATCAAGCTGGTGATCAATTGCTGGTTGAAAAGCCCATGGTCACACTCAGCGCCACACTGGGCAGAGTAAAAGTGGTGTTGGATAATGCGGATACCATCAACATCACAGCACAGCCCGGCAGCTACAGCATACAGCGCACGGCAGGAGACTATGTGCAAGCGGCCTATGTAGATGCCAATTCAGGCGCCAGAGCAGACTGCAACATTGTGAATAGTGTGCTGCCTGCGTTTGTGCCCAGTGAAATGTTGACCATTCCCACAATCTACGGCAAAGCACAACAACTGCAACCAGGACCCACAAACTATCCCGACTGGGCATTGACTCCGCAACCAGTGAATACCACGCAACTTACAGAATTCTATTCTAGTCATATTCCCACTAGCGGACAAAGTTTGACAACAGTTAAAATGGACCTGGATCACTATACCGGAACTGTTAAGTTTCAAGCAGCAGACACTTACGAATCAGTTTGGTATGATGTTACTGCAAGTTTTGAATTTTTTAATGAAACTTCTACACAGTATTTTAACATTGTGGGCTTTTACAACTTGATCCGAGCTGGATTTAACAACAGCCAAGGATTTGGTGCATCAGCCACAGCACAAGTTGCTAATGGAGTGGTCACAGGTATCACTGTGAACAACAACGGACAGGGTTATGTGGCACCACCCAAAGTTCAAATCTTGGGTAACGGTTCGGGTGCAGAAGCCATTGTGACTTCGGTGGGCAATGGTGCAATTGGTGGCATCACTGTTACCAACGGCGGATCAGGATATCTACCAATCCAATACCAAGGCACCATAGCAGCCACGGTATTGATTACTACAGGTTACATTACCAACCTCCAATATCGTTGATTTAGCCCAGCTAATCTGCTACAATGTAGCAATGCTTGACATCCTTGCGTATCTACCTGCAAAAAAGAAACCCACACCATCAGGTTGGCTGAGTTTCAATGCGGTTTGTTGCCAGCACAACGGCAGCACTAGAGACACAAGAGGTCGTGCTGGTCTCAAAGCTACCGAAGCAGGATGGAGTTATCACTGTTTCAATTGTAGTTACACGGCCAGTTTCATTCTAGGACGTAATGTAAGTTACAAAGCCCGTAAACTCCTGGGCTGGATAGGTGTGCCAGAAACCGAAATAGAGATGCTTAATCTCGAAAGTCTGCGGCACAAGAACATACATGGCATACTCAGTGAACGGCAACAAGTTTGGAATGCCATCAGCGATATTCAATTTGGTGAGTTTGATGAGTTGCCACCGTTCGCAGAATTGGTCACGCCTGAACTACAATCTCAATGGGACTACTTGCGTTCAAGACGGGTACCTGAAGACTTTCCTGTGCTCACAGCCGTACAAAACGATGGTGTCCACTGGACTCGTCCACAGGTCATAATACCGTTTACCTACAACAACGTCATGGTGGGGTGGACTGCCAGGATGCTGGATGGAAAACAGCCCAAGTTTATCAGTCACAGTCAACCCGGCTATGTGTTTGGCACAGACTTACAACATGAGGATTGGCAGCATGTGATTGTGACAGAAGGCATATTTGATGCACTCAGCATTGGTGGTGTGGCAGTGATGCACAACACCATAAGTGATCTACAAGCAAGATTGATACGCAGTCTAGGCAAGGAAATAACAGTGGTGCCAGATCAAGACACAGCAGGTATTGAATTGATTGACCGTGCTGTGGAACTGGGATGGGCGGTAAGTATACCAGAATGGCCAGAAGGCTGTAAAGATGTCAATGATGCTGTAATTGCATTAGGGCGTGTTGGCACCTTGCTAACTATAATGCAATCAAGAGAAACCAGTAAGATCAAAATAGAACTAAGGAAAAAACAACTTGTTAAAAGAATACGGACTTGATGTCCAACGCCTATTTCTAGAAATGATGTTGGAGGACGCACAAAGCTATGTGCGTGTTCAGAACATCTACAACCCGCAGAACTTTGACAAGAGTTTGAGACCTGCGGCTGAGTTCATCAAAGAACACTCAGACAAACACAAGACCCTACCAGAGCGCACACAGATATCAGCTACCACAGGTGTTAAATTGGCGGCTGTGCCTGATTTGAACGAAGGACACTTTGACTGGTTCATGGGCGAGTTTGAGGCATTTACTCGACGACAGGAACTAGAGCGAGCTATTTTAAAAGCCGCAGACTTGTTGGAAAAAGGTGAATATGATCCTGTTGAAAAACTCATCAAAGATGCAGTACAAATATCACTCACTAAAGACATGGGCACAGACTACTTTGCTGATCCTAAGTCTCGCATTGAGAAATACTTCAACTCGGGTGGACAAGTAAGCACAGGATGGCCGCAACTGGATAGATTGTTGTATGGTGGATTCAGTCGTGGCGAACTCAACATCTTTGCAGGCGGATCGGGCTCGGGCAAGAGCTTGGTCATGATGAACATTGCATTAAACTGGCTACAGCAAGGACTCAGTGGGGTTTACATCACACTAGAACTTTCAGAAGAGCTTACGTCATTGCGCACAGATGCCATGTTGACCAATATGTCAACAAAAGATATCCGCAAGGACATAGACACCACAGAGCTCAAGGTCAAGTTAGTGGCCAAAAAATCTGGCAACTATCAGGTTAAAGGCCTGCCAGCACAATCAAACATTAATGACATCCGTGCTTACTTGAAAGAGTATCAAATTCAAACAGGCAAACGAGTGGACTTTGTGATGATTGATTACTTGGACTTGCTCATGCCAGTTAGCGCCAAAGTTAGTCCCAACGACTTGTTTGTGAAAGACAAGTATGTGAGTGAAGAATTGCGCAATTTGGCCAAAGAGCTGGGTATCCTAATGGTAACTGCAAGCCAGTTGAACAGATCCGCTGTGGAAGAAATTGAATTTGATCACAGCCACATTTCGGGTGGTATTAGTAAGATCAACACAGCAGATAACGTGTTTGGTATCTTTACTTCACGTGCTATGAAAGAGCGTGGCAAGTATCAGATCCAGTGCATGAAGAGTCGAAGCTCGACCGGCGTTGGTCAAAAGATTGATTTGGAGTACAACATTGAAACCATGCGCATTACTGATGAAGGTGGGAATGACAACGAAAACGGGTTCAGTAAAAAACCCAGTACAAGTATCATGGACTCGATCAAAGCAAAAAGCCAAGTTAGTGCTGCCGCAGACGATGCCAAGTCTGCGCCCTGGGAACGACCCCAAGCTCGAGAAGGGTTTGATTTAGAAACACCCAAAGTCACAGCTGATGTGCAAAGCGCCAAACTCAAGCAGTTGTTGGGCAAAATCAAAACATCATGACTGACGCCTATTGCTCCATGATTCATGGAGGATTACATTTAGACTTTAAACGCACACAAGTAACTGCTCAGCACTGTTGTTTGAGAAAAAATCAATTTCCCATTGATACCCAGACTAATTTTTGGAACAACAATAATTTTATTCCTCTGCGAGAAAAAAACAAAACTAATACATGGGATCTAGGATGTAGCAATTGTGAACGGCTTGAGGACAGCGGGCATACAAGCATGAGAACTGGCATGAATGCTGGGCTTAGAATCTTCGGCAAAACTGAGTTGACTGGTCCTGCTAGGATTGATCTAATGTTTGATATTAGTTGCAATCTAGCCTGTAGAACTTGCGGAACACATTCTAGTACATTTTGGCAAAAACATCTTAAAGCACATGATCGTTGGCGTCATCCAATTTTTAGTCCGAAACACAGTAATGAAGTAATACACAGCCTACAACAATTAGATTTGTCAAATCTACGGCAAATAGTATTTTGCGGCGGAGAAACCATGCTAGGTCAATCTTATTGGGATGTTGCTGCTTGGCTGGCTGATAATGTTCCTAATGCCAAACAACAACTCACTGTGTGTTTTCAAACCAATGGTACTCAACCAATTGTTGTAAAAAATATTAAGATCATTGAAAAATTACATCTTGTTAAGTTGCATGTAAGCATTGACGGCATTGGAGAAAAATTTGAATACCTCCGATGGCCTGCTACATGGAATCAAGTAACAGACAACATACTAGAAATAAAACAAACTGCTCCAGGCAACGTGATGTTTGTGATAGAAGAAACTATTAGCATATTTAATTTATTATACACCCATCAAGTAGCACAATGGGCACAGCAAAACTTTAGCGCAAACAGAGAAGGTGACATAATTAACCATTCTAAACATTTTGCTGGCGGAATATTTTCATTGTCAAATTGTTCTACAGAATATGTCGCCGCTGTAAAAAGTAAAAACAATCAAGATCTTATCCCATCAAACTGGAAAGAAAATCCAATAGAAATTAGCAGGATGATTAAATCAATTAAACAGTTTGATCAGCTAAGAAACCAGTCGTTTGAAGAAACATTTCCTGAACTAGCTGATTTCTACAGTAGATTTTTGTAAAAAATTTATGGGCAAATAGTCAGATATATTGATGTTTTTTAATACGTCTTGGCGTCGAAGTTCATCACAGCATTTTTTAAATAATACAGTATTGTATGTTCCTATGTTAAGAAAACTTTTAACTTGATCACGATATTGTGGATTGTTATCTAGCACTTGTTGTTTGAACTCATCAGGAAGATTACTTGGAGAAAAGTATTGTGGGTGTTCTACTTGTTTACACAAATAATTCAGATTGTGCTTGTTAAAAAATTCTATCAGTTCACTATAATAAAACACATTGACGTTTGAAATCATAACACTTACACTTATATTATTTGTAATTTTCTTAAACTTTTCTAAATTTTCACATAACAAATCCCAACTTAATGGATATCTCATGTATTCAAATCTTTTACCCACACCGTCAATGCTTAAACAAATATTTAAGTTTGGAAACTTACCTAACATTTGGAATTGAGTAGCAGTCAATGCACAACTACCATTGGTCACAATAGATATAAAACAGTTGGTATTGTTTGTTTCAATTAGACGTTGTAAAACTTCAAAGTTCAATTTTTCTAAAAGTGGTTCACCACCAACAAAGGATAGTTGTTTGATATCGGCCCAGTTAATTTTTTCAATATCTTCAATGGAAATTTTGTTGTATTTGATTGACTTGTTTTCTAGTGCTGACCACGCTGAACTAGCATCACTGCCGCAGGTTACACAAGTTCCGTTACAAAGATTACTGGTGCTTAATTTTATTATTTGTGGTTGGTTAAGTTGATCGATTGCATCCTGTTCAATTTTTTCTAAATCTCGATCAAGATAAAAATCAAATGTTGCGTTATGTATTTGTCGTTCACTGGTTAAACTGCGGTCTTCCAATCTCCAACAGGTATTACACGCAGGCGATCTTTGTTGGTTAATCATCGATTGTTGAACTTGTTTAATGTCAGTACTTTTTGGCAGTCTGCAACAGTAGATATTTTTAGGATTATTATGAGCTATTTCAACACTATAAAACGGCAAAACGCAAAAGTAGTTGTTCATATGGTATTTAATTACCAACTTGTATGTGCAAATTTTAATAAATAATCCAAAGGCCCTTGAGCAGATGCAAAAACGCACCCGCAGTTTATTAGAAGAATTAGACGATCTGTACATCGAGCGTGATCGCCGCCTGTTGATTGAAAATCGTGCGACCACACTCATTGCAAATGCTATTAGATTGCTAGAACAAATTGACACAGAATTTCCAGCTGACCAAGCTGACAATCTACAGCGCAAATTGCTGAATGCCATCCGTACCAGAGATTCGGGCAAGTTTGCTAGATCAGTGAGAAGAACAAATGCAGATACATGAAATATTTCGTCGCAACACAAATGAAGGTATACTCAAGGGTGTAAAAACAACACCTCCACGAAATGATCGTGGCCGGTTTATGCCTGTAGCAGCAACTGGTGCTTTTGGTAACATGGCCACTAACTTGACTACACCCAAATCTGCTCCGGCGCCGGCTGCGGCTGCGCCAAGCAAATTGGGTTCAATCGCCAAAGCTGTTGGATCGCATGTTAAATCAGCAGCATCAGACTATATTTCTAACAAAACTGGACTAGACGCAGAATGGAACAAAGCATCTCCTTATGGGGATCAACAAACAGCCGCTGCCACCGCAGCCGCTCCAGTGATCAAAGCACAAGCTGAAAAACAACAAAAATTATGGGCTGCTGGCGTTGCAAAAACTCTGCAACAAAATAATGTCAATGATTTATCACAGCTAGACAGCGGAACCAAAGCCGGACTTCAGCGATCGTTGATGAACCAAATTCATAGAAATTTTTTACAAAGTAAGTTAGGCAACGATTACAAACAGTTGACAAATAATGTTGATCCGTCAATGGCAGCACAAGCTGATGGTGTCGTTCAACGAATTGGTAGAGCCGCTAACAAAATACTGTCAGTAGATCCAGCTCAGAGCTTGGTTGCTTGGCAATCACTAAGTCAAGCCACATACGATGCTTTGAGTATGATGCAGTTTAACAGTGGATATGGCGGAAGCACTAAAGCTGCTAAAAAACCTGGCGCTGCTGGCAAAACTACAGCTCCAGAAAAAGACCCAGTAATTGACCAGGCTGCGCAACAACTTGTTACAGCCTCAGGAATAACACAACCTCAATTGCAAACAGTTCAAAACATCGTTGGCAAATTGCCTGACGCAGAAACACAAGATCCGCGAACCAAGGCTTACTTAAAAGCATTAGGATTTAACACACCATGAGATTACTAGAAGGCGGCAACGTATTTAAAGATGCTGATGGTAATCCTTTAACTGGACGCATCAATCAAAGTGATGTAGCAGCCACAGTGCAGTGGTTGGAAGCACTTACAGGCTTAGAATTCCCACGTGAACGTTGGTTAGGTTCAACTGGTCGCAAACCCACATCAGGTGACATGGACATGGCAGTAGATGCCAGTGAGATATCCAAAGAACAACTCACAGCAAAACTAACACAATGGGCAGTGAGCCACGGTGAAGATCCCAAGTCCTGGGTAAAAAAAGCTGGCGAAGTACACCTACGTACACCCATCAACGGCAATCCTCAAAACGGATACGTGCAAACAGACTTCATGTTCTTCCCAAACTTGGACTGGGGACAATTCTACTATGGTGGTGCAGATGATTCTGCCTACAAAGGCATGAACCGCAATGTGCTAATGAGTTCAATTGCCAAACAGCAGGGACTCAAAGTGGGTGCCAATGGCATGTTCAGTCGCACCAGCAATCAGCTGGTAGATGGCGGCATGGATCCAGACTATGTGGCCAAAACTCTGTTAGGTAAAACAGCCACAAGAGAAAATCTTAAAAATGTAGAAAGCATTTATGCTGCCTTGGCCAGAGACCGAGACCGAGATGCCAAACTAAAAGACTTTCGTGAATACCTAGCCAAAGAAGGCCTACAAGAGCCAGACCTAGTTCGAGAAAACAGTGATGTGCATTTCCTGGCCAAGCTGCGTGATAGAATTGTAAATCAAGGCATGCAGCCACTAATTGAAGCAGAGCCAGCAAATCCCTATCAAATCTACGAAGCAGATGAAGGCAACGTGGGCGGTAGGGCCAAGGGCATTGAACACCTGGAAGATCTTGTGTTTCGCAAAGGCTCACGTGGTGTGGATGAAGCATTGGCCATTATCCAGCATGCCGCAGATGCACCACAAAAGACCACTACTGTAAAGTGGGATGGTAAACCTGCTGTGATATTTGGGCGCAAGCCAGATACAGGAGAGTTTGTGCTTACAGATGGTTCGGGGTTTGAAGCCAAAGGCTACGATGGACTTGCTACTTCACCCAAAATGATGGCACAGATTCAAAGCACACGAAAAGGGGAGCGTGGCGAATTGGTTCAGTTGTATGCTGATCTTTGGCCACAGTTAGAAGCTGCTACACCCACAAACTTCCGTGGCTATGTCCAAGGCGATTTGTTGTACGATCCACAACATCCTTGGGAAGAACAGGCCGGCAATCTTGTGTTCAAGCCCAACACAGTGCAATATCGCATACCTGCTAAGAGTGCATTAGGTCAACGAATTCGCAACAGCACCACAGGCGTTGCCATGCACACCATGTATGCTGATCAAGGTGAACCCAAGCAACCACTCAGCAGAGTGTCATTTAACGAAGTGCCAGGATTGTTTTTGATTGAGCCAATTTATGGCAAAGGTATCACACCTCAAGACCCTGCACAAGCCAAAGGACAGGCCGCATTGATCAAACAAATCAAGCAAATACGCAACAGCAAAGGGGCTGCCATTGATACCTTGTTCAATCCTGCTGAACTGCGAGCCATGCAAATCACAGACTTGGCCAAGCTGTGTGTGGATTACATTAATTTTAGAATCAAACAACCCAGTGGCAATTTTGACAACTTATTGGCAGGGTTTGGTGATTGGCTACAATCCAATCCAAAAATAACTCCAAGAAAATTTGCCAACATTGTGGAATACCTTAAGAGTCCAGCATCAAACACAGAAGGCCTGGCCGCTGCATTTACCCTGTTTATTCTGCTACACGATCTAAAGCTAGACATCCTGCGTAACTTGGATTTGAAAGATCCTGGGCACGAAGGATGGGTAATGGCCACGCCTGCAGGCTATGGCAAAGCAGTAAATCGCTTTGATTTTACTGCTAGAAATGCGGCTCAAAACAATCCTCAACAAGCATAAATTTTGCCAAAAGACTAAATAAAAGCAGACCCGATAAGGTCACTAACTTTAAAGGAAATTTATCATGGCATATTTCGCACCCGTAAATGGCGATGCTCAACCAGTATTCGCATTAGACACACGCAATGGTCCCATTGCTGCTAGTTCTGCTACTGTTGGACAACCAGTTCAACCTCAAGGTCCAAAACTGGACTTCTATCGCGTTCTTGCCAACGCTTCTATTGCTGACCAACAAGGCGTGCAAGAGTATGTGGCTAATGTGATTCAAGCTGTTCAACGAACTGCTACTGTTGCAATGTATCAAGTTGATACAGTGGGCGGTGCTGGCGTTATCAGCTTTGCTATCTACCCAACTGGTGCTTTTGGTGACTCAACCGCTAATCCACCTACCACAACCAGCACAGCAAACTTCTTGGCTGCTGCCAACATCACTTACACAGGTATCCAATTGGATAGTTGCGCAAGTTTGGGCTTCAAACTAGCTGCTTCCTAATATTAGGTAAAGTGTAAACTTTTGACCCCGGAATTAAAAACTCCGGGGTTTTTCTTTGTCGTTAAATACCTGCAGAATGAATATATTATGCAGGACTCTTTTTGACTGTACATGCACTGGCATCACTGGTCACTTTCGCTCAAGTCAAGTGCCGTACCCGGACCGCACAGGTCGATTGATCAATGATATCAATGACTGGAACAGATCTAGAAATCAACACCGCAACTGGGAAACTATCATGCAAATGATCAGTCTGCGAGCTCAACCTACTGTCATTAAAGATCCTACATGTACAGATGGAGTTTGGAGTTTTGAATTTAATGTAGAAACGCCTGGCGTGTATTCTACCAATAATGATGCGGACAATCTTGACAGTTTGTTGAATGAATGTGCTGGCATACCAATGGTTGTGGGACTGGATGAAACTGGCGCAATTGAACCCATTTTGACTGTAACTGGACCCAATCAAAACTTGTGGTTCGAAACCATAAATAAATGACCGGGAGAAATAATGGCTGATACCACTGATATCGAAAAGAAAAGTCTTGAAGCACACGTTGAATTGTGCGCAGAGCGGTATCGCCTGCTTGAAACCAAGCTGGAATCAATGGATGAAAAAATCACCACTCTTTTCAATGTAATAGCAGAATTACGCGGCATGTTGCAAGCCACTAATGCCAAAAACAACGATAGAATGATCAGTTGGGGCGTGGGCATAATTGCTGCCCTTGTGGGTGCGTTAGGCTGGTCAGCGGCACATTTGATCAAACTATGACTCGAGAACAAAAATTAGAACGCTGGGCCGAGCGCGAAGTTCGCCGCAATATACACACAATGATTGTGAATGACGAAACAGGCGGATATGTGGCATTTGGCCGATACCATTTACGTCCTGCAGATCAGTTGTTTGAAGTGTACACACCAGGCGATGATTTAGCAGGTACTTTCAGCAACAAACGCACAGCAATCAGTTGGTGTGTGGCCGACAATCACAATCAACTGCGTCTAGCACAAAACATTAAAACTTTAGATACCAAAAAACAAACACTGTCAGCAGACATATACTGTAGACGGCAAATGGCTGATCGCAGCCGCAACAACGGATTTAGCGAAGTGGTGCTGACCAAGTTGCAACCCAAGGTTCAACAGCATGCCTTGGTGGATCAGGAACTGGAAAAATGTTTAAATTCGGCTAAATATATACAACTTAGGGGATTCCAAAATGAAACTGCAAGAACTAGCGGCAATTAAGCCAACCAAACAAATAGCCCGTGTATTTGAAAGCTATTTTGGCTCACGCATGAAGTTTGACCAAATTACTGGCAAGCAAGCTCAACAGATGTTGAAGCGTGTGCGTGGCGTACTAGGCGAAACTCGTCGTCAACCTTCGTTCCATCAAAGCGAACGCAATCCAGCTTATCTCAAGCTGTTAATGATGGAACAGGCACTCACTGCTAGAATTAAAGAAGCTATTGCTCCTCCTGCACCTGCTGCCCCTGGCGCGCCTGCTGCTCCAAATTTATCACAAGCTACTTCCACAGTAAAAGATCCAAAGTTAAAAGCGGCGTTAGACAAAAGCACCAAAGGTCAGACCCTTACACCTGACGAACAAAAGATGGTTGCTGGTGCTGCAATGATGGCTGCCGAAAGCCGCCTGCGCCGTACTTACAAAATGTTAAAAGAATCCGAAGTGCAACAAGCCCAAGTGGTGTTGGCTGCACAAGACATGGTTGACAAGATGCAATCAATGTTGGAAGATGCCAGCGAAATGCAATTTAAAGAACTGCCTGCCTTGGTTGATTCAATCAAGAATCAAGTGGGTATTGATCAAGCCTCGCAATTCAATGCAGATGCCACAGCCGCACTCACTGGCCTGGTACAAAACTTGCAAGGTGCCAAACAACAACTGGATCAAGCACTTGGCGTGGTAACTGGCACAACACCTCCACCTGATGCTGGCATGGCTGCCATGGGTAGTGCATCTGCACCAGGCGCTGAGATGGCTGCTGCTGGTATGGATGATCTAGACGCTGCTGCCGCAGCCGCTGGTGGTGAGATTGCACCTCCTCCTGAAGAGCCAGCCGCTGTTCCCCCTGCCGCACTTGGTCGTGCCAAGAGATAATGCGAATTGTTGAAGTTGATCAGTCTAACGCTGGAGCTGACCCTAACAAATTGGTAGGGTTGGTCAACTTCTTGGCAGGACGAGCAGAAGATACTAATGCTCAAAAACAAATCAGCCAAAATGCTTTTATATCAGCTGCTCAAAGCCTGGGTATTCCTATCACAAGCCAAAATCTTGGCGACATCATAAGCCAGCCTCCCTTGAGTGGTGTGCTAGAACCGTTAGATCCAAATTCTGGCATGGTCACATTCAAAGGTGCTGACATTGGTCCAGAAAAATTGTCAGTACAACAAAGTCAACAAGTGGTAAACAAAATGGCCAAATCGGCTATGAAACGACCAATGTGACCAGTCAACTAACTGTTGACGCAAGGCGTTAAATATAGTATACTATGCTGTAGGAGGCCCGTATGAAAAAACTCATTGCTCTCTCATTATTGACTTTGGCTGTATCAGCTCAAGCACAACATCACCATCATCATAGGCATGGTGGAAACTGGATGGCACCAGTAATTGTTGGTGGAGTAATTGGTTATGCGCTTACACGCAATTATTACGAGCCTGTTTACAATTACGGCTATGTTCCGCCACCCACAGTGGTTGTTCAGCAACCCATACGTTCTGCCTGCACACCTTGGATTGAAACCCAACATGCAGATGGCACTATTACTAGAACTAGAACCTGCCAATGAAACACTGGAAAGCCTATATCAGATTTACCAATGATATTGGTGTATCAAAACATTTTATTACCACAGTGGCAGCACCAAATCAGTTTGAGGCCGTTAACCAGTTCAAACTGAAATATGGCTCAGACTGTTTGATAGGTTGGATAGAGGAAACAAAATTATATGGCTTACAGTCAATCGGTTATTGATCATTATGAAAATCCCAGGAATGTCGGATCTTTTGATAAGAATGATACTGATATTGGTACTGGCATGGTTGGCGCACCTGCCTGCGGCGACGTAATGAAATTGCAAATCAAGGTACAAGATGGCATCATCACAGACGCAAGATTCAAAACATACGGATGCGGCAGTGCGATTGCCTCCAGTTCTCTCGTTACCGAGTGGGTTAAAGGCCTTACGCTTGACCAAGCGGCAGCTCTTAAAAATTCAAAGATTGCTCAAGAACTCTCGTTGCCACCAGTCAAAATCCATTGTTCAATCCTTGCTGAAGACGCCATCAAAGCCGCTGTAGAAGACTACAGAAAGAAGCATGATCTCTCTAACTGATCGTGCATACACTAAAGTAAAACGACTTCTGCAGGCCAAAGACTATGCTGGCATTCGCCTGGGTGTAAAAACCACCGGTTGCTCAGGCCTGGCGTATGTGTTAGAATACGTGCCGGAGTACACACCTTCGGAGTTAGACATCAACTATGCCCAACAAGACTTTGTGGTCCTGGTTGATAAGAAAAATGATGTATATCTCAAAGGCATCACAGTAGACTATGTGCGCCGAGGACTCAACGAAGGTTTTGAATTCCTTAACCCTAATGAACGCGACCGATGTGGTTGCGGTGAAAGTTTTAGAGTTTAAATTGCATGTTCAATTTCACCCAACGATATGATAGCTCGTGGTGGTTGTTGGCCGCTGCACCCCCAAACATTTTGATCTTTGATACAGAAAAAATTTTAATTGATCTTAGATTCATTCTCAAAAAAGATTATGTTATAGATCATTTACCATTGGTAGAAGATCAATTGGTCAAACACTACAATAAACACAATCTTTATTTTTATGCAATAGATGGCAATGACGTGTTGGCATCTGGACTTGTGGCTTGGATTCAAAAGATCCAACATGGTCTAAACATACCTGACAGTAAAATTAATTTTTTAAGTGTCAGTCCCAGTTTGCTCCAGTGGCATTGGATTCCGCATCCATTAGAGGCATTTGAGGATATTATTAATCTCATACAAGTTGAGGACTTGCCTCAGGACACTCGTTCAGCAAAATTTGTTGGCATGTTAGTTGGCAGCCGATTCAGCATTAGTAGACTGAGATTGGCGTATGGTTTAGATGGTGCATTTCCAGGAGATGCATTTATCACATTTCCTGTAAATAACGCAAAAGATTTTCTATGCAACAATTTGTCAGAATATTATCAAACAGAACTTGATTGGATGACCCAACGAACGTTTGACAATGACATGCCCGATACAGACCAACGTATCATTGATTATAGAAATGGTGCTATCAACTACACCAAGATTTGGAATCAATTTCACATCGAAGTTGTGACTGAAACTGATGATTATCAGAATCAATGGTTTACAGACAAAACAGCCAAGTGCCTTTGCACCGGAAAACCTTTTTTGTTGCTAAGTGGACAACACGGTTTAAGAAATCTCAAGCAAATGGGATTTGTCACATTCGATCAATGGATTGATGAAAGCTATGATGAATGCGTATTGCCCGCTCAGCGGATTGATGCTATAATCAATAGTTTGCAGAAGTTGTATCTCAACCCAAAAAAATCGCTGATTATTCGGCAAATGTATAAACACGCAAAACAAAATATTGACGCTTATTATGACTATGTACAAAAACAAATTCAATTACGAACCTATACCAAGGGTGACAATAGATGGCAAGAGATTTTACGCCACACCGGACGGCAACAAACTGCCTAGTGTAACCACCATATTAGACCGAACCAAAAGTGAAGAAAGCCGGGCAGCTTTGCATAACTGGCGGCGTGCGGTAGGGGCAGAACGAGCACAAGCCATCACCACAGAAGCTGCCAGTCGAGGCACCAGAATGCACACCTATCTTGAAAAGTACATTCGAGAAGGTGCCATACCTGTTCGTGGATCAAATCCGTTCAGCTGGCCCAGCTATGTCATGGCAGAAGAAGTCATTAACAAAGGGTTAAAAAATGTAAGTGAATTTTGGGGTATTGAAGTGCCACTATACTTTCCCGGTGTGTATGCAGGCACCACAGACGGTGCAGGTATACATTTAAATGAAGAAAGCATACTGGATTACAAGCAAACCAACAAACCCAAAAAACGCGAATGGATTGACGATTACTTTGTTCAGCTGTGTGCATACGCAGAAGCCCATAACGAATTGCATGGCACACACATCAAAAAAGGCGTAATTTTGATGTGCGTTAAACCTGATCTAGATGAGCAACACAATATTGTGGGCCAGCCACAATATCAGGAATTTGTGCTAGAAGGCGCGGAATTTGAAACATATCGCACCATGTGGTGGAAAAAGGTCGAACAGTTCTACATGCTAAATATGTGATACCTCAAGGAATCACACTGTGGCAATTGTACAAATATCACGAATCACCGCCCGCAAGGGTCTACAAATAGACTTACCCCAACCTCTGGCAGGTGCTGAACTAGGCTGGGCAGTTGATGACCGTAGACTGTTCATTGGCAATGGCACACTAGACGAAGGTGCACCAGTTGTTGGCAATACTGAAATTTTGACTGAGTTTTCAGATATTTTAAGTTTTGCCGGGCAGTACACTTACAAAGGTGACGCGGCTGGATACACTGTGCAAACAGGTGCCACTCCTGGCAGTCCAGTT